GCTTGAGAGGGTCTTCTTCGTTAGTGATTTGTACAACCCGCTGCTCTGTATAAAACGCCTGGATTAAATTCAACGTCTTCTCTGCCAGGTACTGACGTGCTTTTTGCAGGTTATCTAGAGGCACCTGAATCATTACCGCGCCGCGGTTCTGTTTAGCTTGGATAGCAATGCCCGATACTTCGGCGCTATCTGAACCCAGCATAGAATCGTTGATCCCTGAGATAGCCTTAATGTTCGCCTGCGCCTTCATCGCGATTCGATCAAGACCTGTAGGGATGCTGTTAGGCGTAATCTTTTGTGGGGGTGTAGTACCGCGCGCATACTCAAGTACTAGGCCTGTTTCAGCGCCATGTTCCTCGAGGTCGTCAGGACTCATACCAACAAGTGAACCGCTCTCTACCATCCAGCCACTATTAGCTGTGGTATTAACTATGTGCAGCTCTTGACTGGCAATTTTATTCAACTGCTCCTGTGGAGACAGCAGGTTACGCACAACACCGAATGGGTTACCCCGACGGAAATATGCGAAGAATGGAACGACAGTAAAGTCGTTGTATGGTGACCAGTTATCGTGCAGTACGACTTGATCACAGGTTACAGTCCAGCGGACTTTACGCTTCATCTTGCTGATCAGGTTCAGGTTGTACTGCTTAGCGAACTTCTTAGCCTTCGACTCCGACCAGGCATCAGGGCACTCACGCTGATCACCAGTGTCTGGGTCAACAAAGCACTTAACGCGTGACATGATCTTGTACTGCCGCTCAACTACTCGTAGTGCACGGATATTTCCGTACTCTTCTTCGTCGGGGGATACGGTGGAGCCAAAAAGGTCGTCGCCAGGATCTAGGTCACCATAACGTTGTTCTTCAAACTCTATTGAGTCACGCCCGAAACTGTTGCCGTTCTCAGCGATAAACTGAAGCTGTTCAGCTTTCTTCGCACCATAGGCCTCTTCAATCTCGTCAAGTGTCATCCACTTAGTTTCGAACACCTCGTTCCAAGTCTTAGGATCTGCTTCTTTAGCATCTGGATCGATGAGGATGTCCAGAGGATCTTTGGCAGTTATCCGCACCTCACCTTCAACGTGGTCTGTAAAGTCCATACGGACATCGAAGTAACCCCGACCGTCCATAATCAAACCGTCTGAGAAGACCTGCTGCTCAACCCAGTCCAACTTGTTGTTGTCGGCTATTTGCATGAAGACCTTAGTCAGGGTGTCGGCTAGCGCCTGATCACCGCCTCTTCGCGGTTTGAATCTTATGTCTGCTCGGCGGCTGGATTGCTCACCCAATATAGTATTAACAGTAGGTAGTATTGTATTGATGGTAAGGGCGGGGCGACCTTCGGCTTCTAGCGCATCTTGATCTTCCATATCCCATTGATCACCACGGTAAAAATCATCACACTTCTTCGCCATGTGTATGTATTCGAGGTGACCGTGGTCGCGGGCTCGTACGTAGCGGTCCCATTGACACGAAGCTAAATGCTGCTCTTCGGCGGGGGTCAGTCTTACTTTCTGCTTCTTCATAGTTATGCGCTCATAGCTGATTTACTTCTCAGTTCTTTACCGAGATAGGGTAGTCGATCGCGCCACGAGGGCTCATGGTAGACGGGTGCTTGATATGTCGAAAATTCCGTCATCATTAAACCTAGCCAAGACAATGCGTCGACCTGATCGTCATGTACGCCATTTGGAAACCGCAGAAGCTCTGCGACCAAAGGGCCTGTAAACTGTTCGTCCTTGGGCAGGAATACCATGCCCTGTTGCATCCGACCTTGGATGGCTCGTGCTCGAGCCTCTTTGTCCCTTCGCCCAGTCTTTAAGTCCTTAAAGTAGGCTTCAAATAACCCTCGTTCGCGGACACGTTTCTCAAGGAACGGACCAAGGGCCATTTCAATGTGTCCTTTCTCAATGCCAATGATGCTGGGCTTCCACTCTTCATAGAGGTCAAGTATCCGCTCTACGATCTCGAAACCATCGAACCGTCCTCGTACTACATCGACAACGAACAACTGATCGTATTCATCTACGCCGATCACCATACCTACGGTGTAGTCATTGCGATCCTTCTTACCGATCGCCAAATCCCATGCGGCGTAATAGCGCATAGCGCCATAGTCAACGTCGTCCTGGTCGTAGTACTGGACCATGTCCCTAGTGAAGTAATCACCATCATCAGCAACGGGGTTTTGCTGGTAAAGCGCTGACCAATCACGGGGGCCAACTGCTTTCTCAATTCGTGCTAGTGCTTCTTCGTCGTAGCGTTCACGGTGGAGCGCTTCTCCGGCCTTTCTAAATTGTTCGTCGACCTCTGCCCGTGCTGGGTAGTTAACAACTTCCCACTGTTCGCCGTTAGCATCTGCTGCTTTAAGTAATCTTCCCGCAAGGTCGTCATCGTGCCAGCGAGTAAGAATAACCAGCACACCGCCACCAGGAGCAAGACGTGTATACGCTGTAGATGTATACCAGTCCCAAGTACTCTCACGCGCGTTTGCAGATTCGGCGTCATCACGGTTCTTTACCGGATCATCGATGACAAGGATATGAGCACCCTTACCAGTAATACCACCGCCAACACCGGCAGCAACAAAACCCCCGCCGTCAGTAGTAAGCCACGCTTCAGCAGACTGCGAATCTGGGTCGAGCTTGGTTTTGAAGGCAGTCTTATAGGTCGGTTCACGTAAGAGCTGACGTACTTTACGGCTGAACCCCATAGCGAGCGAGCCTGAGTAAGAACAGCTGATGAACTCGTGCTGAGGGTGTCTACCAAGGTGCCAAGCTGGGAACGCCACTGACGCGAGTGTGCTCTTACCGTGTCGAGGTGGCATAAAGAGCATAAGTCTTGGAGACTTCTTTTCAGCCACATCTTTAGAGAACTGCTCGAGTCTGTTGCAGATGTCTTTATGGACCCAGCCAGCTGTGTAATCTGGGTTAAAACGTTCGACGAAGGGGAGTAGCCGTTTCCTTGTGAGGAATCGGAGAGCGAGTTCTGCTTTTGCTTTTTCTTCAAGAGATAACTCCTCTGCTTCAAGCTCAGGGTCACTTGGCGAGTTTGGTGTCGGTAGTGCATCAACATCGTCCGCTTTGCAATAAACGCAGAGGCCACTTGTCTCAGCGTACAAAGTCGCTGGATGCAGCTTTTTACACCTGGTACAGGTGCGTTTCTCTACGTCACTCGTCATATATTAGTAGGGCTTGTATGCCTTTTTCTTAGGCTTAGCTTTTGGCTTAGTCTTCTTCGCCTTCAATGCAGCGACAGCTTCTGCAGCGCGCTTTTTGCTCATAGGCATACTGGGGGCGGGGCGTGGCTTTTTCTTAGCAACGCCTGCTTTCACCGGCTTTGATGAGCCAGAGGCTTTTGCAGCTTTTTCGGCTGCAGCCATTTTCTGGGCGGGAGTCATTGCTTTAAATTCCTTCTGCTTAGCTGTAAGTTTCTTCCCAAAGGACTTACCGGCCATTTTCTTCTTAGATGATTTTGCATAGGGCATAATTATTTAACCTTCTTTGCTGGTTTCTTTTTAGCTGCTTTTAGTTTTTTGATTTCAGCTGGCGTATATCTTTCTTCTAAAGTCTTCTTCGTCAGCCCGAAATTTTTATAAGGCTGTCGTTTTTTCGCTAATGCGCGCTTGTCAGCCGCTACTTTTTGACGGGCTTTTGAAGCTGCAGCGCGCTTCTTTGCAGCGGCTTTATTTGCTGCGACTTGTTTTTTTGATCTCAAAGGGGGTATGGACATGATCAATCGCTCTCTGGTTCTAGATAGGCTGTGTTTTTGCCAGCGATCTCTAACAGCTCTTCGTCTGACAGACGTTCTAGCTGCTTTGATGTGGCGTTCATGTTTACGTTTACCTGGACGGCTGTGTCGGGCTGAGATAAGCCGTGCAGTTTTACTAACGAGTCCACTGTGTTCTTCATCTCAGTAGCAGTGGCTGACGCTTGATAGGCGTCCATATACATTAGATGTGCGTTTTGCCGCTCGAACTTCACTTCCTCGCGCATCTGCTCGCGGAAATATTGCAGCGCTTGCTGGACCGCTGGCCTCAGTGAGGCTTCTCTGGCGGACTGCGCGCTTGCATAACCAGCACCACGTCCTGCTGCAGCGATAGTCATACCGCTGGCAATGAGGGTGACGAGCTTTTCTTGCTGCACTGTGAGGTCGTTCAGTGACAGGCCCATGTAGGGCATGTGCGACTGAAAATCCGTATGCTCACTAACTAGGTCAGTGGACGGTGACTCCTGGGGGTGTGCTTGATCCATAGAACTCTTGGTCGTCGTCAAAATACACAAACGCAGGAGCGCCATCGAACTCTCTCGATGCCACATCTG